AATGCACTGACCAATGCGGGCACGGCTGGTGCCGCCCAAAGTTCAAACTTAGCTGGCGCAGGCAACGCCCTGTCCAACCAAAATAACTCACTAGGTGCTGCAAGTGGCGCTCTGACAGCTTCAAATAACTACCTGTCTGGTGGCGCAAATCATCTGAATGCAGCAGGCAACATGAATCAAGGTATCTCAGGTGCCTACACTCAAGGTCTAAATACACTCGGTCAGGGTGCCAACTTTGGCATGAACGCAGGCAACTCTCTGCAAGGGTATAACCAAGCTGGCCTCAATGATGCACAGGCTAACTTTGAGCGCCAACGCGACTTCGAGATGAACCAGCGCAAAGGCTTTCAGTCCGGTATGTTAAATCAGGCTCCCAACACAGTGGGTAACGTATCTGCCAACACGGTAGACCCATTTCAATCTACCATGGGCGGTGCGATGGGTGGCTTTGGGTTCCAGCAGCAGTATGGGGGCATGATGCCAAGCTACAACGCCCGTAGTTCAGCATTTGACCCACTGTTTGGTGGGCGCTCTGGTCTTGGCATTGGAGGCAACTAACATGGACCCTCTACTTACAAACTCCAGCTTTATTGCGATGGCAAGGTCCACAGGACGTACACCAGAGGAGCATCTAGCAAGCCTGTCCCCAGAATTTGTGGAAGCAACTAGGAAGATACTTCTGGGTGTTAAGCCTGAGACACCAGCTCCAGTTCTTGAGAGCGGCCCAGCATCTCGTGCAGGAGAAGAGCCCGGTGTACTCATGCGTAATGAGCAAAACCTCGTCCAAGAAAACATTGGTGAGCGCCAGTTACTAGAAGGTAGGATTGCTGATCTTGAAGGCTCTGTGGACACCCAAGCAGATGTTGCACGACTTCAGCAAATGCAGCAGCAACTGATTGACTTAGGCGGCTCTGTCGAAAGCAACCAAAGTACACCTCAGTATGATGAGGCAGCACAAATCTACTTACAAGACTTACGTCAAAAGCAAGAACAAGCAGCAGCAGTTGCTCCAGATGTAAGGGCAGCAGAAGCTGAGATTGCAAGCAGCGAAGGACTACTCTCTTCTGGTACATTGCCACCTGAGATGCAGGCCAGTATTCAAGCCCGTCAGAATGCCGCTCAGGCTGCTTTAACTTCTGCCACCACAGGCCGTGATGCGCGTGTAGCTGATGTGACCAGCAGTACACTTACTGTGGAGAACCCAGTAAACGGTCTGACTGCTCAAAGTCTGGGGGTACTACAAGCAAACCCTAACGAGCAACCCGGCGCTGACCCAGCTATGTCTAGCAATACAGCTCAAACACCTAACCCGTCCAATGGACCCTATCTCGCGCGTCCAGTGTTAGAAGGCTCCCATCGGATGCCTGATGGCTCTATAATGCCTAACTCTGAGATGTCTAATTCTACAGGCCCAACACCTTCGGCACTCCAAGGTTCAGTCAACTTAGGCGCAATGGAAGGCCAGTATTCCAACAGTCCAGTCCTTACAAACCCAGCCCAACCATTACCTAAAACAGCCGCACTAACTAGCGAAAATGGTACAACAAATGGTACAGGTTCAGTGAATGGTGGTCTATCTACTACATCTCGAACAGCCTCAGGCGGTTCCACAGGCAATGCCCGTGGTTCCAATATGGCCTACTCCAAGATTGACAATGGCGAGTCCCTGATCCGCATTGGTGGCGCTATGTACTCTGGTGCCCTCCAAGGCAACGGCATTGGTGCCGCCACACAAGAGTACGGCAAAATACAGGATGCCAACCGTGTGTCTGAAGCCGAGGCCTTCGCGCAGGCTGAAGCCACCCGTGTGGCTGAACTTAGGGCAAGGTCACTTGGTACTAAGGCTGGCTCTAAGGAAGCTGCAAAGAACTCAAAGGCACTGGACACTGTGAATGACGCAATGTGGGGGCTACAGAGCGGACTTGACGCTATTACCGAAAGTCGTGCCTCAGGTGGAAACCTAACTGGCATCGGTGGTATCTTTAAAGGTGTCATTGATAACTTTACTGGTGATCCAGATGCTAACCGCCGTATGATCTTGAGCCGTCTTAGGGTGGATGATGCACTCTTACGTGTAGCAGAGACAAAGGGTGCAATCTCCAATGCCGAAATGAAGCTATTCCTTTCACCAGCGCCAAAGAACTTCCAAGACGAACAAGTCTGGGTTGATTGGTTAAACGAAAGAATGTCTGCACTTCAACGTGTTCAGGGACGACTACAAGGCGGCGTAGAACTAGGCGCTGGAGAACGTGCCAACCAGTTTGGAACATATGGCAATGAAGGCTCCTTCACTGTCAGCCCAGCGCAGCAAGCTGCCATGGATAAGTACCTAACACCCGCTACAAATTAGAGAGGAAGCTAGTAATGGCTGACATCGAACAGTTAAGCCGTGCGTTTATGGCCGCAGATAAGGCCGGAGACACCGAAGCGGCAACACTATTAGCACAGGCCATACGCGACCTATCTACATCCCAAGCCCCACAAGACAAATCCCCTGCCCCAACACAAGCCGAAGCCCCAGACACCTCTATACTTGGAGCACTTGGGCAGGGTGTTGACCAATCTGGTGCTATGGTCGGCAAAGGCATCCAATCCGCAGGCGAGTTTGCAGGCGTGGATGCCATAGAGGCCTATGGCGCTGAGATGGCCCAGCGCAACGAAGCACAACTTGCGGCCTCCAACTACCAACGCCCAGAAGGCGCTGATGGCATCATCAAGAACCTCAAGGAAGGCGAGTTTGCCAACGCTGGCAACTCCCTTCTGTACGGTGCCGCTGAAGCCACCCCTCAGGTTGCTGGTGGTGTCGTAGCCTCTGTAGGCGCTGGCCTTGCAGCTACCTCTGCCCCAATCTTGGGCACAGCCGCAGCTATCGGCGGTACTATCTACGGTACTATCAATGCGCTGGGCCAAGTGCGCGATGAGAAAGAACAACAGGAGCTAGATCCCACGGCCACTGGCGCTGACTTAGCGACAGCCGTAGCCTCAGGCCTCGTAGAGCTACTGCCCATCAAGGGCGGCGGTGCTACACTGAAGGTAATGCGAGAAGCTGGTCAGGAAGGCGTACAAGAAGGCCTAATCATTGGTAACTCAATGGTCCAAGGTGGCGAGTATGTCCCTCAGGAGGTCTTTGAGCGTGTAGGCGATGCCGCAATTACTGGCGGTGCTATCGCTAAAGGCGTGAACATAGGCATATCCACAGTAAACAAGGCTGGCGAGGTAGTCTTACGCCCTAAAGAGGACCTAGACCCTGAGACAACCCAAGCTGCATCTGATGTGTCTACATTGTTGCAGCGTGTTGCTGATGAGAACGGCTACAACCTCAAGGATATTGATGCCAGCTCCAAGAAAGGCGCAAAGCAAGCACTAGAGAGTGCCCGTGGCTCATTACTTAAAGAGGTAGATACACAAGTCATAGCTCTGCGTGAGAAAGGCCAAATCAAGGCACTAAGCCCAGAGGACAAGGCATTCTTCAAGCAGGCAATCCGCGAGTCTAATGGCAAAGTGGGCACTACAGTTACCAAAGAGAACTTCGACTTTATGAAGGATAGGTTTGGTCAAACTGAAGAAGGTCAAAGGCTTCTGAACGCCTTTCGTCGTACAAATGTTATAACTGAGGTACAGGCTGATGGCCTAAAGGGCGGTGTTTCCCAGTTTACTGATGCTTTCAACCCACTTCCAAAGATTGGCAGCTCTTACAACCCTGCTGGAATGATTGCAGGCAACATCAACACTGGTGCAGCCTTAGCAACTGGCGGTGCCTCGTTGGCAGCACAGATACCTCTCGTGGTTGGTGGTCGTGCTATCGATGCAGTTACTGGACGCAGGTCCAAGGTTAACCGCTTTATCAAGAAGAACCGTAAAGGCGATGGCCTTGCTGATCCTACAGCACCAGCGGCTCGTGACTTAAAGCAAGAGGCTAAAGATCGTAGAGCTGCTGAAGATGCACTGCGTAAGCAGCAGTCTGCTGAGAAGAGAGCACAGGAAGCGGAAGCAACAGCGGCAACTAACATAAGGCTATACAATAACGGTCTGCCCCCAATAAGGGGTAAAGACGGTGGAACTCCCGCACCCAGAGGAGTTGTGTTTAACTCCGTCGAAGAGAACAATGGTGCTCAGAACCTAACAGCAGCAGAGTTTGACTCTAAGATACAGCAGGCTCTTGAGTTAGCAAAAGATAGATTTAGCAGCTCACCAGAAACACTTGCTTCTATAGAGGCATATGAAGCCCATCTTAGGACAGGCTCCATGCGTACCAAAGGTAAGCCTCTGAATGAAGTTGCAGCTCTTGTTAGCTCTATCTGGCCAGAAGTAGCTTCATCTTCTGCCCAAACACCCGCTACACCAGCTCAACCACGGCTACCAATAGAACGGCAGCTTGGCAAAAACAGCAATCAAGCCTATCTGGCAACTCTTCGTGACAAGATGGACAACGATACGTCCGTTTTAGCTGGAGATCGTGCCACTTTAGGTGATGCCTTTGACAGCATGGCGTTGAACTTGAGCAAAAACCCTGTGGCATCTCTCAAGGCCATAATAAACAGGGCTGAAGCTAACTTAATGAAGCCTAATCTGTCCAAGAAGTACCTACAGCCTTACTTGGACCGTGTTGACGAACAACAAAAGACCAAGGAAGCAAACAGTGAATAAGACAGCATTTGACTTGGTGCCCTTCTTACAAGGCATCGAAGCTATAAAGGCATCCACCCTCAGTAGTTCTGACAAAGACAAGGTACTCGCAGAGATGGCATACTCACTGCCGCCAACAGTTTTTTGTCGATCATGCCCAGACACACTTGAAATCATCAGCAGCTTACTAGGAGTTAATCCCGATGGTAGCCCCAAACAACCCAAGGGCGAAGTCCCCAAAGAAAGCCTTACAGTATCCAAACAAGGCACTTCCAAAGGAAAGCAACTACTTCACCAAGCTGATGCAAACGGAGGAAGGAAGAGCCCTGCGAAAGCAGTGGTCAACAAAGAAACGAAAGAACGCCGGAAGGCCACAGGGAACGCCTGATGGCTACACCTTGGAGGCAATTACTCCGATCAGGGAACAGGCAAAGCGAGATGCTGAAAGGATCGTAGCAATCATGGCCGAAGATAACCAAATAGACGATGTGTATGCCATTGAGGCACTCAAAGCAGCCGTCGAAATAATGCGAGAACCCGGCCAAAACCGGGACCGCCTAACAGCAGCACGAATGGTCTTGGACTTCACCAAGACTAAGCCTGCCGCAAAGAGCGAAGTCACCATCGGTAAAGCCGAGGCATTTCTGGAGTCGCTCTTAGTAGTCACTCCAGAGGATGAGCAAACCGAAGATGGACAAGAGACTTAAAATAGTACGCCGACGACTATATGATGACTTTGACTTCTACAGTCAGTCAGCCCTCAAGATCAGGACCAAGGACGGTGACATAAAGTCACTCAACTTGAAGCCAGCCCAGCGCATTCTCCAGAAGGCCGTAGAGGACCAGATGGAGACTGAAGGCAAGGTACGCATCATCATCCTCAAGGCCCGTCAGCAGGGTCTATCGACCTACGTTGGTGGATACCTGTACTTCAATGTGTCCCAGCGCAAAGCCTGCAAGGCTCTGGTTGTCACACACCACTCAGACAGCACCCGTGCCCTCTTTGATATGACTAAGAGATACCACGACAACTGCCCTGAGTTACTCAAGCCTCACACAAAGTATAGCTCACGCCGAGAACTCACCTTTGATGTCCTCGACAGTTCCTATGTCGTTGCTACGGCTGGGGGCGAGAGTATTGGCCGTGGTGAGACTTTGACCCATGTACACGCCTCAGAACTCGCGTTCTGGCAGAAGTCAACAGCAGCCGAGAACTGGAATGGCATGACGCAAGCCGTACCAAACAAGCCGGGAACTGCTATCTTTGTCGAGAGTACAGCCAATGGCGTGAGTGGCATCTTCTATGATCTATGGAAAGGTGCTGTCGAAGGCACCAATGGTTATGTACCTGTTTTTATTCCTTGGTACATCGACGATGAATATCGTGAGCCCGTCCCAGAGAACTTCGAGATAACTCCTGACGAAGAAGACCTAGCCAAGAAGTACGACCTAGACGATGGGCAGCTAATGTTTCGCCGCCGCAAGATTGCACAGAACGGCATTGACCTCTTTTCTCAAGAATATCCCGCCGAGCCAGAAGAGGCCTTCCTGACAACTGGGCGCCCTGTGTTTAACCCACAACTACTACAAGATAGTATCTCTACAGCCATAGACCCAAAGCAGCGCTTAGCGTTGGAGGGTGGTGAGTGGCTAGAGAACACTCGTGGAGAACTTACACTATACCGTACCCTTGACCCCGGTGAGCAGTACACAATTGGTGCTGATGTCGCCATGGGTGTCAGAGGCGGTGACTGGTCAGTAGCTCAAGTATTAGACAGTAAGAGACGACAGGTTGCGGCCTATCGTGCCCAAGTTCATCCAGATTACTTCGCTGAAGTCCTCAACAAGCTGGGCGAGTTCTTTAATTTTGCCTACATCATCGTAGAGAACAACAGCCACGGTATCTTAACGTGTACCCGTCTTGGAAAAGACATGAGCTACCCTCACTTTTACACAGAAGTGCAAGTAGACAAGTTGACAGAAAAAGAAACTCTGAAGTTGGGTTTTACAACTACATCCAAGACGAAACCCCTGATTATTGATGAACTCAGGGCCTCAGTTCGAGAGGGTAAGATCGAACTTAACGATAAAGTCACAATCCGAGAGATGCTCACATACATCGTCACACAGAGTGGCGGAATGGAGGCTGAAGCTGGGTGTTTTGATGACTGCGTAATGGCATTGGCCCTAGCCAACCACATCCTTGAGGATGCTTGGGAGCCAATAGATGCAGTCGATGATTATTACATTGAGATGGTTTAAAAATGAAATCACAAGAAGAATATCAATCACTTGATGACGAAAAGATTGTCTCAATCGTAGATACAAACCTGAGACGGTCTATAGGTTATTACGACAGTGAACTTTCAAGAGAACGCCGCAGGGTCATGGACTATTACAGCGCTAAACTCCCTCGCCCAGCGCATGATGGTAACTCCAAGTATGTAAGCCAAGATGTCTATGATTCAGTGGAGTCGATGAAAGCCGCACTGCTCGAAACCTTTAGCACTGGCAACAAGACAATGCGCTTTGCTCCCCAAGGCATGGAAGACGTGCCTATGGCCGAGGTATGCACCGAGTATACAGACTACGTGCTTCACCGTCAGAACAACTTGTTTGAGGTAATGCAGACTGTCATCCACGATGGTCTTATTGCCCGTGCTGGTATCGCTAAGGTCTACTGGTGCATGCAGTCTGAGAGCAGCATCCAGTATGTCGAGGACCTCACCGAAGAGGAACTTGACGCCATCCTCTCTGAGGACAACGTAGAGATCGAAGAGATCAAGGAGGACGCCTATGGGCTGTTCTCTGGTGAACTCAGAGTGACCCGCGATACGTCTCAGGTAAAGGTTGAGGCTATTGCGCCCGAAGAGTTCTTGATAGAGCCGCAAGCCAAATCTATGGACACCGTTAGCTTCTGTGCCCACCGCACCAAGAAGTCTATCTCAGAACTCATTGAGATGGGATACGCTGAAGACTTGGTGTCTGACATTGCAGACAACGAAGACACCGACTTTGACAACGATCCAGAGATACTTGCCCGGTTCGACGACATTGGTGCAGACCGAGGTTTCAACGCTAAAGGCTACCAGCGACAGACACGTCAGGTCACTGTGGTCGAAGCCTACATGGAGCTAGATGTAGAAGGCAGCGGAACTACTGACCTCTACAGGATCGTAAAGGCTTCCAACGTCCTCCTAGAGAAGGAAATAGTGACACGGCGGCCATTCGTTGCTTTTGTCCCTCTTCCTATCCCACATGCTTTCCATGGCAACAACTTCGCTGAGAAGCTACTTGCCATTCAGAATGCTCGAACAGTCCTCACTCGGTCCATACTTGACCACGCCATGGTCACAAACAACCCACGATACACTGTGGTTAAAGGTGGACTTACGAACCCCCGTGAGCTGATTGACAATAGGGTCGGCGGTATTGTCAACGTGACACGCCCCGATGCGATCAACGCTATGCCTCAGGCCTCTTTGAACCCGTTTGTCTTTCAAACGATCCAGATGCTCGATGAGGATAAAGAGGACACCAGTGGTGTCTCTCGCCTATCTCAAGGTCTTAATAAAGACGCAATAAGCAAGCAAAACTCAGCAGCAATGGTAGAGCAACTGGCCACATTGAGCCAGCAGCGCCAAAAGATCATTGCGCGTAACTTTGCGAACAACTTCCTCAAGCCTCTTTTCTCAATGGTCTACCAGTTGGTAGTCGAGAACGAGAGTGAGCAGAAGATTGTTGAGTTAGCCGGACGCTACGTTCCAATCGACCCATCGCAATGGGCCGACAAACGTGACGTACAGGTTGAGTTCCACTTGGGGTACGGAGACCAAGAAACAATGGTACAGAAGTACCTCGCGTTTCACACTATGTTCTCACAAGACCCAGCACTTGGACAAATGTACTCACCAGAGAACAAGTACAAGATGCTTGGGGCTGTCCTAGAGAAATCAGGTATTAAGAATGTTGCTGACTACTTGACTGACCCAGCGCAGATACCTCCACCGCCACCTGACCCAGCACAAGAGATGCAAATGCAGATGGCGCAGAAGCAATTGGAACTTCAAGAACGCCAGACAGCTATGGCTGAGATGAGGGCCCAAATGGACGGGCAAATCAAGCAAATGAAACTTCAGTTGGACCAGATGAAGGCCCAGCAACAATTTGCCCTTCAGTCGGACAAACTAGACCTCGCAGAGACTCAATTTGAGCACAAAGAATATGTGAACCTCGAAGAACTTGAGATCGCCCGTACTGCGGATGATGTCCGAGCAATCGCAAGCCCTAACGGGTAATCCAAGGAAAACACATGCCTACACAAGAAGAGCAACTTGTGACGGCTGGAGAAGAAGCGGAGGCCATACTCAAGGCCTCCGCCTTCACTTCGGTTGTCAACGATCTTGTCGAGAGAGCCTTCCAGACTTTTGTCAATACGGCCCCCGAAGACAAGGATAAACGGGAGTATTCATACAACCACTATCGCGCATTAGTTGACGTGGTGGATACTCTGAAACAGCGAGTTCAAGTGCGTGACAGCATCCTTGAACAGCAGAATGGCGATAACAGCCAAGAGGAACAGTAGCACCATGAATAACGTGCAAGATACTAACTCTGAGCCCCGTGCATTAGATGTTGATGAAGCGGCGGACGCAATCTTAGGTCGATGGAAGGACGGTGAGAGCCTATCCGAACTCGAAGACAAGGATGCAACATCCGAAGACCTCAATGAGACAGAGGTTGAAGAGGATGAACTAGAAGACGAAGATGTCGATACAGCCAGCGAAGAAGACCTTGAAGACCCTGACGAAGAAGAAACCGAAGACACAGATGAAGACGATGATGAGGCCGAAGAAGATGACGATGATGAGGACAAAGAGCCTCTGACAGCTTCTGACGATCAGATCGTAGACATCGCAGTCAACGGTGAAACTAAGAAGGTATCTGTAAAGGACTTGAAGCGTCTATATGGACAAGAGGCGTCTCTTACCAAAAAGTCTCAAGATTTAGCAGCCCAGCGCAAGGCAACAGACGATAGTCTGACGCAAACGCATCTGTCATATCAAAAACTAATGGAACGCGCAGAAGCAAGGTACAAACCATACGCCGACATAGATATGTTGGTTGCCTCACGGCAGATGGACCCTGAGACCTTCGCCCAACTGCGTCAGGACGCCAAGCAAGCAGAAGAAGACCTGACATTCCTCAAAGAGGAAAGTGGTCAACTTGTGTCCAAGGCACAGCACGAGAACCAACAGTTGACCAAACAGGCTGCCGCAGAATGCGTCAAAGTCCTTGAGGAACAACTGCCGGACTGGGGCAATGAACTCTATGGAGAAATCCGCAAGTACGCTGTGCAAATAGGCCTCCCAAAGGAACAGGTCGATCAGTACACCTCGCCAGAGGTAATCATGCTGATTAACAAAGCCCGTCTCTATGACCAATCAAAGCAGTCCGCCGAAGGCAAGAAAGCCAAGGCCAAACTCACGAAGTCAAAGAACGGAAAAACTAAAGTTCTGAGTTCCAAGAAGTCCCCACCCTCAAACAAGTCAATACAGGACAAGCGAAAGCAAAAGGCTATGTCTGACCTGAGTGGTGCCAAGGACCTAGACGATATTGCAGAAGCACTAATGTCCCGCTGGGAAAGCTAGGTTTTCCCCTTGTCAAATCCCAAATAATCTAAGGACTAAAATACTATGGCTACTTATACCACATACGATCAGGTCGGCAAAAAAGAAGACGTTTCCGACATAATCACCTCAATAAGCCCATTCGCTACTCCCTGCCAAAGCATGTTCAAGAACGAGAAAGTTACAGCCCGTACGTTCTCATTCCTCGAAGACACACTGGCAGCTTCTGCGGTAAACGCCGCCGTCGAGGGAGCGGACGCTACTATGTTGTCTCTCACAAACGCAACAGAGCGCACCCAGAACACTCAGATCATGGTCAAAGGTTTCCAAGTTTCTGCCACAGCTGATGCTGTAGCTACTTATGGCCGAGCCAAGGAAACTGGGCTTCAGCTTGCAAAAAAACTCAAGGAAATCAAGAAAGACTATGAAAAAGCTATGGTTGGTGTTGCTCAAGCAGCAGTAGCTGGCAACGCTTCTACAGCCCGTAAGATGACTTCAATCATCAATCAGATTTCTACAACATTAGATGCCGGAAGTAATGCAACGGACGCCCTTACCGAAGGAAAGTTGTTGACTGCGGGTGAAACAGCCTACAACAACGGCTCAGAGCCAGATACCTTTATGATCAAGCCGGGTGACGCACAAATCGTCGCTGGTTTCTCAGCAGCATCTGGTCGTAACCGTGAGATTTCTCAAGGTAAGACATTGGTCAATGCGATAGATCTGTATGTCAGTCCGTATGGCGAATATCGCGTTGTTTTAAATAGAGAATTATTGGCTACACACGCTCTCTTGATTGACCCAACGATGTTCAAGACATGCACATTGCGTCCATTTACACGCACACTTTTGGCCAAAAATGGCGACTCAGACCGCCACCACATTGTCGGTGAAGTAAGCTGCAAACACACTAACTTTGGTGACTCTGTAATGATCACAGGCTTGTCATAAGAACACTATAGACCACTAGGTCTTTAGTTAGGCCCATCCATAGAACACATAGGTTTTGCTCTCCTTACTGTGTGTTCCTTGGGTGGGCCTTTTTCATTTGTATCTGAAGGAGGCGAAGGACGCCTCAATGACCGCAGATACTACCAAAGAACAGCCTCACCTTATCCAGTCCAACACAGACTTTCTAATGGACGCAGGCACCCTCGTGCGTAAGCACACCCAAACAATTTCCCAAGCATTCCTCGATGACCTCAAAGACGCTCGTAACCAGAGTACCACGAAGCCTATGGGTGAACTACACAGGGTTGCTTCCATACCAACAGTGGTTGCTGAAAAGTGGCTACGAGAAGGCTTTGACCTATGGGAAGCCACAGGCGAACAGATTGTACGAAAGCTACAAACAGAAGACATGGGCATGTTCATGGCAACTGAGAAGAGGGTCTAAATCATGGGTCTCTACAGTAACATACATAAGCGCCGAGAGAGTGGAAAGCCTATGCGTAAAAAGGGTGCCAAAGGCGCACCCAGTGACGCGGCTTTCAAAAAGGCTGCACTTACGGCCAAGCCAAAGCCCAAAAAAAGGACTACCTAGATGAACAAAGGTGAACTCCGCACCCACTTCCTTGCCCTCCTAAACCGCAGCGATTGTACAAACGCTTTAGCGGACACCTTTATTGACCAAGCTATTGGCCGCATCCGCAGAACTCTTCGCATACCCTCCATGGAGCGGCAACAAACCTACGCAATTGATAGCCCAGCAGGTGTGGCCTCAATAGTCATCCCAATCGACTTACTTGAGATTATAGACATCCACTATCAGGGCACAGCATTGGTAAGATTACCAAGCCGCGAAATGTTTAACCTACAGCAGTCAGGGGAGACAGGTCAGCCACGTTTCTTTACGAGGGTCCAAGGTTCTCTACAGATTAGCCCAAAGCCCACAACTGGTATAGTTTATCTGAATTATTATGGTGAGGGTGACGCCCTCTCTGCCGACAGCGACACTAACGATCTTACATTAGTTGGTGCAGACGCAATCACATACACAGCACTAGCTTACTCATCCGATTACTTCCTCGATGAACGTGGTCCACTGTTTGACCAGAAATCCTCAATATTTGTCTCTGAAATACAAGAGCAAGCCAACGGGGCAGAGCAATCAGGCGCTAGTCAGGTCATCCGCCCCTCTCAAACTTTCGTAGATTAGGACAAATCATGGGCTCAAGTTTTTACGTAAACGGAATAACCACCAATCAAACAAACGCAATCCAAAGTAGTGTGGAAAATGCCGCGACCTCGGCTGCTACAGCCACGACAAAAGCAGCCGAGGCTTCTACTTCAGCAGCCACTGCCTTGAGCCACAAGAACGCAATTACAGGTTTGACTACAGCCACAGGTTCAGTGGGTTCTTCGGTTGCATACAACAGTGGTACAGGCGTACTGACGGTGCCTATTGGTGCTACTGGTGCTACAGGTTCCCAAGGATCAACGGGCAACACAGGCAGCACGGGTGCCGATAGCACAGTTGCTGGTCCCCAAGGAGCGACTGGCAACACTGGTCCCCAAGGAGCGACTGGCAACACTGGTCCAACGGGTTCTCAAGGTCCAGCTGGAAACACAGGCAGCACAGGGAACACAGGGTCTACAGGGTCTCAAGGACCGACTGGCAACACTGGGCCTACAGGGTCTCAAGGAGCTACTGGCAACACAGGTCCAACAGGTGCAAATAGCACAGTAGCTGGCCCACAAGGCCCAGCCGGGTCCAACGGGTCAGGATCAGGAGATATTCTTGCTGCCAACAACTTGTCTGACATAGCCAGCGCATCTACGGGGAGGACTAACCTTGGTCTTGCCATTGGGTCTGATGTCCAAGCGTATTCATCTGTTCTGGCGGGCACTACTGCATCATACACAAGTGCATTAAACACTAAGCTGAATGGTGTTGAGGCGAGTGCAGATGCAACTGACACGGCCAACGTAACAGCCGCTGGCGCCGTGATGGACAGCGAGGTAACAAACCTTGCCCAAGTCAAAGCCTTTAGCTCTTCTGATTATGCTACTGCCGCGCAGGGTACTCTTGCAACAAATGCACTTCCGAAGGCTGGCGGGACGCTGACAGGTGACATAGATGGCAATGGAAGCAAGGTTTTATTTGCTAACATGTATTCTGCCGTCAGTGATTTACCGAGTGCCTCAACATATCACGGTATGTTTGCTCACGTACACAGCACTGGGAAGGGTTACTTTGCTCATGCAGGTGCATGGGTCCCTTTGGCTAATGAAAGCAATTTAACTTCCACAACAACAATAGCTAACGCAGCCCTGCCCAAGGCTGGTGGAACCATAACAGGCAACCTCACCCGTGGCGGCACGGTTCTAGCAGACGGAAGCATAACTGATACGGGTGACTTCACGCTTGATGTAGTTGGCGATATTAGTCTTGATGCTGATGGTGGTGATATTAGATTTAAAGATGCTGGCACTGAGTTTCTTCAAATATTTAACAACAGTACAGATGCTCATATTTATAATCCTGTACAAGATAAAGACATTTTATTTCAAGGCAACGATGGGGGTTCAACAGTCACAGCCCTAACCCTTGATATGTCTGACGCTGGTGCAGCTACTTTTAATAATGGCGTAGTCATCGGTGGTACTACAACTAGCTCTGGGCAGGTCAAGGTAACAGGTTCTAGTGCAAGTGCAGTCGCATTTTCTGTTGGAGATACAAATACCGGATTTTACAACACTGGTAGTAATTCTATTGGCCTATCTATCAACGGTTCTAATAAATTAATTGTGAATAACAGCGGTTCCGTTGGGATTGGCACTACTGCGCCTCAACGACAGTTGGGCATCGGAACGCACGGAAGCAGTAGTTCTGCAGAAATAGCATTTGGAACAACTACAAGTGGTACTGCATCATTGTTATTTGGCGACGGCACCAGCGGTGCTGATTTGTACCGTGGTTACATCCAATACCAACATAACGGCGACTACATGCTATTTGCTACGAATGCGGCACAGCGTATGCGTGTTGATAACGTCGGTGTTGGGATAACTGGTGAACTTAAAGCCACGAGCTACAACGAAACGTATGCTGCTGTTACAGCATCCAGCGGCGCTGTCGCTTTTGACTGCCATGCGGGTAATACGTTCAGCCACACGATGACTGCGGCTGTATCGAGTTCAGCCTTTAACAACCCCCCAGCGTCGGGGACCGCATACACAATGTCTGTTGAGATTATCCAAGACAGCGGTGCGTCTGGATACGGGTTTGCGTGGCCTTCGTCTGTTGATTGGCCTGCCGCTACGGCCCCCACAATTACAGCAACTGCATCTGCAAAAGATGTGTTTGTATTCACTACTCGTGACGGCGGCACGACTTGGTACGGCTTCACGGCTGGTCAAGCACTAGGATAAGGAGCGTACACAATGAGTATAAAGAAGAAGATGCTACAAGCTGCGGCTGGTACGGCTGGCGGCAGTGCCGCTGGCCTTGAT